GGCAACCGATGAAGCGCCTACTGCTGACGCTGACACTGGCACTAGCGCTGACTAGCTGCGCTGACCGCGTACGCCACAACTGCGAAGACACCCAAGCCAACGGCACATTCGAAAGGCGATGCCCATGAACCCCGACAAACGACTCTCCAACGAAGAAATCAAAGCCCGACTAATCCTCATCGTAGGCGTAGCACTCTCATTCTCATTCGTGGCTGCCATCGTCTCGCTGATCTACGGCTTGCTGTTCGTCACGCAGCCTCTCGAGCAGGCACCTAACGATGCTGAGGCGTGGGCTGTGTTGTCTCCGATGCTGATGACCCTTGCCGGTGGTCTCATCGGTTTACTCGCAGGCAACGGCCTCAAAGACAAGCCCAAAGACCCACCGACAACACCGCCAGTGCCATGAGCCGTAAATACCCGTTTTACCCGTCATGGAACGGTGAAGCCACAGACCCCGTCACCAAGAAGTTCTACGACCTCTGCAAACGCCGTTGGGCTTTCACCAACCTCGGGATGTACGCCAATCGCCCCATGCGAGGCTCTAAGAACCTCTCCGTGCATGCGACAGGGTTCGCCGTTGACATGGGCTACCCAGCGACCCGTGCAGGCCGTGCCACCGCCCGTGAAGCATGGGACTGGCTCATCGAACACAGCGAAGAGCTGCGTATTTGCGAAATTCACGACTACTCGTATCTCAACCCGAAGCAGGATTTGAAAGACAAAACTGCGTGGGGACGTGGCTACCGCTGTTCCCGTGGCGAAGGCGTGAAGGGTGTCAAAGTGTTTACAGCGACAGACAACGCAGGCACACCCGGCGGTGCATGGCTCCATGTGGAGGTGTCCAACGATTGGGAATCACCTGAGGCTTTTGAGGCTGCATGGCGCGCTCTACCTAAGCCTGTAAAGACTCCCTAGGGGCTTGGTCTCTCCTAGGGGCTAGGAGGGTTGGGTGTGTTGTTTCTCCCCCACTCCAGCCCTCCGCTTTCGTAATGCTTGACTTGTGTTTACACATTGGTCAGAATGTTTACACGGGCGACCAAGCGCCCCCAAACAAAGGAGACATCATGTTCGATGACTTGCCACTGTTCCGCAGTGCAGACCCAATCACATCCGTGCTAGGCGCTGGCGATGTGAAACCACGGAGACAAACTCAAGCGATGCAGCTGCTCGCAGAGTACGCCCACCGGGACGGCCTGACCGATGAAGAAGCAGGGCTCTTCTCAGGGCTTCTCAGCCGTCCTAAGTGTTGCTATTGGAAACGGTGCAGCGAACTACGGGCTAAGGGTTTTATCGTCCCTACGGGCGTTACAAGGCTCTCTAGCGCAGGCTCAGCCATGCAGGTCTGTGCCATCACCCCAGCAGGGAAAGAAGCACTCCGATGATGGTATTCCTAGTCACCCTGCCTCTAGGGTTATTTATGGCCTGCCTCATTTACGGCATGTACCAAGCCCTTGACATTGAAACCCACTGGCAAGACCCTCCGTACGACTGGAACTTCGAAGACGAAGATCTATGGATTACAGAGACTGAATTATTGGACTATCAAAGAAGAGAAGATTGAAACGTGCATTGCTCTGCTTCGCAGTACTCACCCTATTTATGCCGTCCGTGCAAGCATCAGCTGCACCCGAGTGGAAGTGCCCTCAATGGCACGACCTCATGCGTAAACATGGGTTGCCTATCCGGGTCTTCGATCACATCATGTGGCGAGAGTCAAGGTGCATCCCAACGGCTATCGGGTGGAATTACTTTGCTGGTAAAGACCACACCGATTGTGTGCTATCGCCTGCACATATTTACAAGAATTGCAAAGCGGTTAAGTCTTATGATGTCGGCTTGCTTCAAGCGAATTCAGGGTGGCGCACGTTGACCGCGCGGGTGTGTAAACGCCCAGCGAATCAACTGATACGCTCCCTGACAGACCCTTCCTGCAATCTCAAGGTGGCAAGTGTCCTTTGGGATGATGGCAAGGGATTATCAAACTGGCGTGCCACGTCAGGCAAGTAAACAATAAACATTGGGAGAAACAATGATAAACAAACCACACGCGGTAGCCGTCAGGCTCACCCCTGAGGAGTTCACAGCCATTACGCATGTGATGCTTCGCGATCAGGACAAGAACATCACCGCCACGCTTCGCAAGGTCATCGAGCCGTTGATTGCTGAAGGTGTTGCATCTCTTGCAGCTCTGCAAAAGAAAGAGGACGCTCGTTTGAAGCGCCTTGCTAAGAAGGAGGCTGCAAGTGGGCTTTAATCTTGACGACTACGAACCAGTAGCAGTTCGACACTCACGCTGGCTCGAACAGCACCCCAACGGACGCACAATCACACACATGGTCTCAATTCCTGGAGCCGACATTTGCGTAATCCGTGCAGAGCTGTGGCTCGAGGATGTTTGCATCGCTACTGGCTACGCCGAAGAGGTGCGTGGCGCTGGCAATGTAAACCGCACGTCACATGTCGAGAACTGTGAAACCTCCGCTGTAGGTCGTGCATTGGCTAACGCTGGCATGGCTGGCACCGATGTAAACAAACGCCCAAGCCGTGAAGAGATGGCAAAAGTTCAACGCCAATCGGCAGGACGTGGCTACCTGCCTGCACAAGCACCCCTTGCCAAAACATCGTCAACCGCTGCAGAAGCAAACGGTGTCAGCATCAAAGGAGACCAGTGGGGCCCGATACCCGATTGGCTTGTTCTCGAAGCGGCTCAAGCAGGCGTGACACAAGTGTGGGACAACCGCAACCAACTTGCTGCAAACCCTAAGCGTCCGTGGTTCAAGGATGCCAACGGCGACAAAGCCTTTTGGGCTCCGAAGGGCACACCGTTGCCGGTGATGGCAACTCACGAGGATGATCTAGATGATTCACCTGAGGAGCCATTCTGATGGATGCAGGAACAATGAAGGACTACATCGAAGACCTGATCCAGCAGGTAAACACGCTTGAGGCACAGTTCCACAAACTCAACGAAGTCATACTGCAGCTGCAAAGTCAGCGTGACCAATACAGGGCACTTTACGAAGCATGCAAGGAACACCACGGTGATTGAGTTCGTCTATTTCGTGTCCCACAGTGTCGCAATGATTGCTCTAGGCATTTGGCTGGCAGGCCGTCATGGGTAAAGCCATCCTTTGCCCGTTCTACACCTGCAAGAACGAAACCAGTGGTTATTGCTCGATGCACCGTCACCTACTGCCAGCGATTGAGCGCGTAGTCGAGCACATGGATCCTGAAGGCATCCTGTCGTTTAATGTAAACGTCTCGAACCTGTTGCCAATGGTGAAGATGATGGAAGAGCAATACCGAGACCTAAAACGTCTTGAGCGTGAGTTGAGCAGCTGCAGCGCCGAACTTGGGCGCATCCTTGGAGGCGTGTGATGATGCCTTACGGCGTAAACGGGCAATGGCACTATGCCGACTGCAAAGAACTTCTCAATAGTCACCCTGGCTGCAGCTGCATCCCAAGTATGGCAAAACAGATTGCAATGCTCGCCGAAGAAGTCGGGAACCTGATGCGCGCTAATCGCCATCTACAAAGACAGGTTGACAATGCCCAGCGGTGAAGCAACCGAGCGCATCTTCCAATCCAAGGTTGAACAGATTGCCTCGATGAATGGGTGGTTGATATTTCACCCCAGCCCCCACCAAGTGCGTCCGGGTGTATTCCGATCTGATGGCAAAGGCTTCCCCGACCTTGTACTGGCCCATCGTGACAGGGGCTTGATATTCGCTGAGTTAAAGCTTGACAAAACCAAGTTGACCCCTATGCAGGTCATATGGGCAAACGCCATCAGCCCACACGCAGAACACTATGTATGGCGACCTAATCAACTCGAGATGATTGCGGAGCGTCTCGGGCGCAAGTAGCATCCGCGACAACAGATCAGAACCACGGCCTCGTTGGGAGTTGTACTCAGCAGGTAGAACGCACGGGGACGTGTTAGAGCAGGCTGTCATAGAACGGCCTGTACAGCGTCCAAACGTCACAAATGTCAATGGTGTCCGTCCACTGGTGT